ATCGATCCGTCCTCGCCACTCCTTGAAACTTGTTTTCGTGATGTCTTCATAACTCTTGCTTTCGGGGAACCAGTAGTCCAGGACGGCCTTGCCGAAGGGGTTGATTTCGCAATGGAATGCGTTCTCCCACCCCATCATCTTGGCGGCCACCTCCGGGCCACCGATTCCGCTGAATAGACTTGCGTGTATCATCTGCTCAATCCATAGATTGCCAGTAGTTTCTTTCTCCTGAATGTCCTCCGAATCTTCTCCTTCCTCGCTTCCTCAATCTCTTCGGAGAACTTGTGGCCCGGCTTGAACTCGCAGTCCGGGTTGTTGTTCACGCCCTTCTTGAACTGGGACACGATGCGACCCTCCGCATACGCCTTCTTGACTGCGTCCGAAAGGAGGCGGGAGATGTCATCGGCACGGACTTCGTTGAAGTTCTCCACCTTCTCAAGTCCCAGTTCACGCGCCTTCCGGATGAGTGTCCGTTCCGAGCATCCGATCCACTTCGCGAGAGGCTTGTTGAACATCGTGGGGAAGTAGGTGCGGATGAGGAACAGCTTGTCCTTCGTCCATACTATCTGCGGTCTCTGCGGGTTCATCTCGCTTCCTCCAATGTCCGTTTGATGTACTCCGCGAGTTGCTTCTGCCCACGGTGGTATCCCGTCCAGTACTGGCTCCCCTTCATCGCCTTGATGCCCCGTTCCGACTCGCGGATGTAGACATCGCAGATGAGTTGGAGGTCTGCAATCAGCTTCTTCATACTCACTCCCCCTGCTCGATCCAGTACTCGTTCACATAGACCTCCTTGCCGAAGCGGTTCACCACCTGGATGCGTCTGCGGGCGGGGGTGATTCCCGTCTGCTTCTCAATGTCGCAGATGCGGGAGGCAAGCCGTGCCACACCGAAGATGCGGAGCGCATCCATAGAGGTGAGGGTGTTCCCTGCGAGAAGGTAGTTGTAGATGGTCTTCGCCTGGGACGAGAACCGTTCGGCCTCGTCTTCGGTGACCTCGTTGTTTGCCGGGGTCTTTGCTCCGGCCCTCCGGAAGTGGAGGTCGATGCGATCCAACTTGGAAAGCACATCCCGCTTCTTCCCTGCGGGCAGGGTCTGCGCCTCGTTCCGCAGTTCGCGGATGAGGGCGTTGATGTTACTCTTGTTCATTGTTTGTTGAATTAAAAAGGTAAATGATTATTTGTTGTACCATAGGTTGTCGAAGTCCGGAAGGTCTTCCGGAAGGTCTTCCTTGAATATGGGCGCGATGGTCGGTGTCTCGCGCCACCCGTAGATGATGTTCTCTGCGGGATCGTTCTTCATCCTCCGCGTCTCCTTTTCGTAGTAGAGGCAGATGACCTCGTCCACGATGCCCTGGCTCCGGTTCTTCGCCACCTCAAGGACGGCATCGTACTTCATCATCCGTTGGACATCCTCTTCACCGAAGAAGTCCTTCGCCCTCTTTTCGAAGTCCCGCCCCACGCGGTGCGAGATGAGAAGGTTGTCGCAGAGGTTCGTGAGGTTGGCCGTCCCCGCGATGGACTCCTTCCGGAGCAACTGGAAGGACTGTTCCTTGCGCGGGTGGCAGACGAGGATGATGTGGATGTTCTCCCTCTTCGCCAGTTCCTTCAAGTCCTTGATGAGGCGGGTCTGCAAGTCATTGTCGGAAGACGGGCCGTCAAGGTCAATCGCCATCAGGTTGTCAAGGAGGATGAGCTGCACACCGTTCTCCTTCACTATCTCGCGAATCTTCTCTTGCAACAGTTCCCACTCCGATCCGTACTCGTTGTTGAACAACCAAAACTTGCCCTCAAGCCACTTGTGGATTTCCACGCAGACATTCTGCGGTGCGTAGAAGAACTCATAGGGCGTTGTCTTCTTCTTGACGAGGTCTTTCCCTGCGGCCATCTGGTCAAGCCAGGACTGGAACCTCTGCCCCTGCAACTCGCCACTCCACGCGGCCACCTTGTATCCGTGTTGGATTGCCGTGAGGGTGAACTGGTTGAGAAGGGTGGTCTTGCCCGCTCCGGAGAGGCCGGACAACACCGTCACATCACCGAGGGCGAACCCTCCAATCTTGCCGTCCAACTGGATGAGGCCCGTTGGGATGTGGACGATGGACGAGGAATCCACCCACTTGATGTCGGACATTGACAACCAGAACTTGCCCCTCGCGTCCTCTGCCACCGGCTCCGTGCGGACTGGCTTCTTCATCCCGTAGTATGACCTCTTGTTCCGGTATTCCTCCCGGTCGGTTCGCGAGTATGCGGACGGATCGTAGTGGATGCGGAACTCCTTCCACCCGTAGTGGGAGCAAGAGTTGTGGAAGCACTTGAAGCCAATCGCCCCGTTGTCCAGGTGGAGGATGGCCGCGTCCTTGTGGTTGGGGTCGAAGGGACACTCCGCGAGAACCAGTTTCTCCCCCTCCTTGTACCGGCTCCGCTTGATGACCTTGATGCCGTGCTTCTCAATGAAGCCGTCAAGGTCGAACCGCTCCGTGGAATATCCGTTCATCCTGGACGGGGCCTCCGGCTTGGGGTACATACCCGCCACCTTCTTGACATACGCCTTCCCGGTCTCAAGGACGAAGGGCGGTACATAGATGAAGGAGGACACCCGTTGCGGTCTTGACTTCGTGCCAGTCCCCTTGTTGGACGATGTGCCGATGACCTTCACGATGCGCGATGCGTTGAACACCGAGATGTCCACCTTCACCTTCTCGTCCGAAAAGAGTGCGTCCAGGGCGCGGAGGAAGTCGCGGACGATGTCCGTTGTCTCGTCATCGTTGGGTAGATCGACCTTGTAGTAGAGGTGGTATCCGTTCGCGGAATCCGCGATGACGGGCCAGTTGAAACCCTCGTCACGGAGGAAACGGCACACGGCCCTCATCCGCAGCTCTGCCTCCTTCTTCTCCGCATCGGTCGCGTTGGTGTCGGAAGGGCGTTCAGGGTCGAAGTCAATCAGTATCCACCGCCTCCGTTCAATGTCCCCGTCATTGGTGGTGGACTTCGGCTTCGCGATGATGACATCGTGTTGGGAGCGGTCATAGCAAGCCTCCTTGACTTCGTTGAGGGTCGCGTAGATTCCGCATCCATCGTACTGTCTCATCTGGGCGATGGCGGTCTCCGCATCGGTGAAATAGCCGGAGTAGTTCTTGCCACCGGAGAGTATCCGGATTTCGGTGAGCGGGAGTTCCGTGTGGAATATCTCCCACCATTGCCGTATGGTCTTATCGTCTATCATAGTCCGTTGATTTTCATTTTGGATTGGAATCTGGTTGAAGGGGTGTCCACCTTCTTGACATCGGTGGACAGCTCCGGGATGATGTACTTGGCTTCGAACCCTACCCAGGACTTCTCAACCGCCCTGCCTATGCAGTCCTCTGCGGTGTATCCGTAGGGTTGAGCATTGCCGACCTCGCGGACGATCCCGTCCATAGCCTTGCGTGTGTTCACGCCTCCCTTCTTCTTGCGGACTTTCATCCAGTCGGTCGCGGTCTGCTCCGTCACCCCCAGTTGGATGAGGTCGGCCTTGAAGTCCGCATCGGTATAATCGTTATCGGCATCAGCCGATGTATGTTTTCTATTTTGTTTTCTATCTTTATTTTCCATAGGTGCAGAATTTGCACCCCCCCCCGTGCAGATATTGCACCCCCCCGGTGCAGAAATTGCACCCTCCCCGTGCAGATTTTGCACCCCTATCGGGAGGTTCTCAACATCCTGGACGAACTTCTCGCAGACTTCGTAGGCAACCATTTCCTTCCCGTCCCGGATGATGTGGTATTTGCGGATGAACCCCTTTTCGATGAGGGAGTTGATAGCGGAGTCAATCGTCCGTTTGGATGTCACTCCGCATCGTTCGGCAAGGGTCTGCCGAGTGCCAAAGAAGCAGCCGGAACTTTTCTGCGAGTACCCGTTCAGGACTGCGAACACGGCCAATTCAGTCCCCCGTAGACCGAGGGCAAGCATTGAACCAGTTACGATGTAGAACCAATCTGCCATTTAGTTAAACCAAATGACCTGCCACTTTCTGCGGAGGATGGCCCCCTCGCGCATACTTGTAGCAGGTCGGTAAATGTCTTGCGGTTCGGGGCCATCGAACCTTTCTGCTACTCAAATATCGGTTTCCGTTTTTTTGGAAAGTTGTTCAATCCCAAGAGCCACACCGCGTCTGTAGTAGGTGTTGAACAGTTCCATCGCCTTGTCTGCATCGACAACGATCTTGCGCCCG